CTCGCAATGGGATGTGCACCACTAAACCCAGCTGCTGCTGTAGAATTAGTAGCCGGTACAGGTACATTATCTGGTGCAACTGCTGCTTTCTAATTTTTATTATTTATACGGGAGCTTCGGCTCCCCTTTTTTCTTATGGCTTCCACAACTATTGACCACGATACCGAACTATCCGCAGTAAATTCAATACTGGGAGCTATCGGACAGGCTCCAATCGCAACATTAAATTTTCAAAATCCAGAGGTATCATTCGTATATAATTTACTACGTGATGCTAATGTAGATACACAAACAGAGGGCTGGCACTTTAATAAAGAGTCACATGTAATATTTAAACCAGACCCTACTACTGAAAAAATTATGATTACAGATAACATTTTAGCTTTAGATTTACATGATAATCAAGCTAAAAGAACCATGGATCTAGTTAGACGTAACGGACATCTATATGATAAAATTACACACTCCGATACATTTGACAGTGACTTAGAACTAGATGTAGTTTATCTTGTAGCCTTTGAGGACCTACCAGCTGTCTTTAGACGCTATATTATATACCGAGCTTCTCGTGTAGCAGCAACTCAGTTAGTTGCCAACGCTGGTTTAGTCAAACTTTTAGGAATACAAGAGCAGCAAGCTCGAGCTGCACTACAAGAGTATGAATGTAATCAGGCAGATCATAACATGCTAGGCTTTGAACAAGGTTCAGCGTATCAAACTTATCAACCTTGGAGAAACCTTAGACGATAATGGCAAGCGTAACTCAAACTATACCTCAGTTTACGGGAGGTATTTCAGAACAACCAGATCACCTTAAATTTCCCGGTCAGGTAAAAGATATAGTAAACGGAATCCCTGACGTAACTAAAGGTTTATTCAAAAGACCGGGAGCAGAAAGAAAGAAGACTACTCCTCTATCAGATGTGCAGTCTGGTGGTTCGTGGTTTCATTATTATCGTGATGAAACAGAAGGATCTTATATAGGACAAGTGGCAGCTGATGGTCAGGTTAGAGTATGGCGTTGTAATGATGGTCAGTTAATGACTACAGTTTACGGGACTGGTGGACAGACTGTAATACAGAATTATCTAGCTACCACTACACCAGAAAACCTACAGTTCTTGACAATTAACGATACTACATTTGTAAGTAACAGAGATTCTACTAATGCAAATACAGCAGTAGGCACAGCTAATACTACTACATCTAGACCACATAATCATTTTGCATTTGTAGAACTACTGCGTACAGAGAATGGTAGGCAGTATGCCTTAAATATATCAGACACTGCTACAACAGTGCCTTTAAGCAGAGCTACACGTATCTCAATCGAAAGTGATACGCTCGATGAATCTGATGGCACAGGACATTGCCCCGGTATAGGTACACAAGTATTTAGTGTAACTGCTGCCAACAGCTACGCTGGTACAAATATAGTTAGTGTAAAAAATGGTAATACAGATTTAACCTCTGGTAAAGACAATTTAATATTTAGAATTAATACTTTAGGTCAGCAAGGTGTAAGTCCTGATTACAATGCTAGCTCTAACGGTGCAGGCGGTGATAATTACAGATGCAGTTACAATAGAGAGGCTGTACTTTTACATGGTGGTGAAGGTTGGGTTACAGGAGATACAGTTACTGTAACTTTAACTTCAGCATCTGGTGGTGGACCTATGAGAGATAAGTGGGATAATGCTGCTTCCTATAATCAAAATGATTTAGTTAGAAATAATGGTAATACATATAAAGCAAAAACCGCTCTCACTGATGCTAATACAGAACCGACTCACTCTAGTACAGCAGGCGATACAACTGAATGGGAGTTTATATCGGATACTGATTCTCCGGCAGCTACCTATACAATTAAAGTACTAGAGCACGAAACTACTCAAGTTCAAGCACAGATTAACAGCACCGATAAAGGTTTAATTCGTCCAGCTCCTACACCCTTTGACGCAGATACCGCAGTTACAGCTGATACTATTCTTGGTGGAATTAAAGCTCAGATAGAAGCTATCACTAATCAACCTATTACTGTTGAAATTATAGGTACAGGTATGTATTTATATAGCAGTTCTGCGTTTAATCTAGAAGTTGTTGAAGATGACCTTATGCGTTGTTTTCAAGAAACTGTTAACGATGTAACTCGATTACCAAATCAATGCAAACATGGATTAATAGTCGAAGTGTCTAACTCTCAAAGAGCAGATGAAGATGACTATTATCTTAGATTTAACGGTCAAGGATTGCGTAGTGGAGTAGGTTCGTGGATTGAATGTGCAAGACCAGATATAGCTAAAGATCTTACAAATATGCCATTAGTTATACAACGAACAGGCACAACAACTTTTACAGTTAAACAGTTTACTTATGAGTTTAGACGGGTAGGTGATGATACCACAAATCCGCTACCATCGTTTGTAGGTCAACGAATCAATAAAGTATTATTCTTTCGTAACAGATTAGCATTTTTATCAGGTGAGAATGTAATACTATCAAGACCGGGAACATTAGGAGAACCTGATTTCTTTGCCGAAACAGCTTTGACTGTTAGTGCGAGTGATCCGATTGATATTGCTGCTTCATCTATGTTTCCTTCGGAGCTGTTTGATGGAATTGAAATCAATACAGGACTGTTAGTATTCAGTACAAATCAACAATTCTTATTATCATCAGACGATACTGTATTAAATCCTGATACCGCTAAACTACGAAGTGTATCAACCTTTAATTACAACAAAGACATAGCACCAATATCCCTTGGTACGACTGTAGCTTACATTGATAACTCTGGTAAGTTCAGTCGATTTAATGAAATGGCAAATGTTAGACGTGAAGGTGAACCTAATGTTGTTGAAGTTAGTAAAGTTGTACCGAGCTTACTACCAAAAAATATAGATCTAATTACTAACTCACGAGAAAATTCTATTGTTTTGATGGGTCAGCAGTCTAAACAAGTTACATCTACAGTTAATTTACTGGCTGATTCTCAGGCAATACCTAATGCAGATGGTAGTGAAGCACTAGAAAATCCTTTAGGTATAACTGAAAATATAAGTTTTTATAATTTTGCAGATGAATTAGCGAGAAACGATTTCCGTGTATTTACAGCAGCCACAGGTTCACCTACTCTTCCAGTTGTAAATGAACCTTTCTCAGGTACTATTTATGCTCGAACCGATCAAGGAAATGCCAGTATAAAATTTTTTGTAAATGGACGGCAAGTAAACGCAGATGATACTACTTATTCTATTAATTCAAATGGAGGACACCCAGATTCACCTTCAGATAGGGAGTTTTTAGTTGATAGTACATGGAGAAGAATAGGAGGTTATCGATCTATTTGGAGTAATAGCAGAGATGGTACACTTCCAGATTTTGACATTGAAGTAGAAGACCCAACTGGAAGTTCAACTGCAACTAAAATATATTTTTGGGGAGCACAACTACAACAAGGTCAGCCAACAGCTTTTGAAAGGACAGGTGCACTAGATACTTCCTCAGTATACGGTTACAAATATTTAAATGTTGGTGAAAAAAGGCAGCAGGCTGCATGGTTTAGATGGCAGTTTAACCAGTCTCTTTTATATCATTTTATTATTGATGATGAATATTTCTTCTTAGATTCAGAGCATTTTTTACAATGTATTAAATTAGTTCAACAAGAAACAGATCCTAACTTAACTAAAGACAATGTCAACTTCTTACTTCATCTGGATAATTATACTTCTATCAGCGGCGGCGTTGTTAGCACTACTCCAGACACCTCCACAACCTTCAGTAATCTGGGCTGGTTAGGTAATACAAGCACACCTACGTCTAAACTGGCAGTCATCGATGAAAACGGTAAATACGCTAAAGTCAGTTACGCTAGTAATTCAACCATAACTGTACCCGGAGATTGGAGTAATTCTAATGATATTACTTTAGGATACTTGTACGACTATAAAGTAGACTTTCCTACCTTGTATCCTACAAAAACTAGCGGTAATTCAAC